AAAACTATCCAGTAAACTACTATCTCCAAGACCATCCATTTGCTGGTATATCATTCCTGCTATTGCTGCTGGTATACCTCCACCACGTAAATTTCCAGTAGCCTGTTCCGCATAATCTTTTCCAGACTTTATGTGGTATCCATCAGTAGCATCTGAAATAGCATTATTAACAATAACTTGATTATTATAACCACTGTTCTTTCCAAGTATGTGTTTATTAAAAGTTTGGTCTGATATATCAGAACCAGCAATCATTCTATTAAGGTTTGGTAAAAAACTGGAGTTGCTGTCATAACCACTGTTTGCTACGTTTTTTACAACCTGTGCAGTTGGACTCAGAGCCATAATTCCAGAAGTAATTTTTTGCCAAAGAGAAGGATTGGTTTGTTTCAACCTCTCTAATTCCTTGGCTTGTTGTATTGTCATTGACATATTATTTCATATCCAAACCTTCAACAACTGCAAACCAAGTAGCTCCGTTGTCAATCGTCTCAAAAGTAAGAACGTCTACACCACTTGTAGTTAGTGTAGGTGTCGTACCACCAGCAAACTTAACACTTGCGTGCCAAGGGTCTGTCACTGTACCACCATTCGTTAGTATTAATTTAAACTTACCATATACACCAGAGGTCGGTGCATTACTTATTGTGAATGAACCGCCACTAGCAAGTACCGCAGTAGCTACATTACCTAATGCAAAGTTAATTGCTGTGGCTGTACTGACTGTACCTATAGCATTAACAATCTCTGTTTGTTTCTTTGTCTTTAAGTTAGTTGTTGTACCTACAGCATCAGCAGTGACAGTCTTAGAAGCCTCTACTGTTCCTAGTGTGGGTACATCATTATAGTTTAACTCTGCTGTTGTACCAGTATAGCCATCTATTAAATTTAATTCTGTATGTGTTGCTGTCATAGCACCTGATACATTTGGGAAGGTAGACCTAATAGTAGACTTAACCAATCTTATGTGGTCATCGCCTTGACTTCGTGGGTCTGTGCCTGTTGGATTTGTTACTACTAATCCATCTATATAAGTTGTTGATTCTAATGCCATATTATTTTCCTTTTGCTAATTGTGCTCCGAAATAGAACTCTATAATCATAGTAGCCCACCTAAAAATTTCATCCATCTTGAGCAATCCTTCTACAGTCGCATATTCTATAGTATCCGGTGTCAGTTGAAATCCTAAGAAACTAGCACCTTTGATTACTGTCGGTATTACAGTTGGAACATCAAAGTATACTGGTGCTACCTGTGTGAATATAACTAAACCTAATATGACAAATATAATTACTCTTCTATTCATAGCAGCCATAGGACTTTCTTTGTCTGCTCTATCCCTCGCCATATTAATAGAATCATTCCTCACTTGAAGTGATTGTATCATCAGCTTCTGATTCTCTGCTGCTGCTTGACTCTTCAAGGCAAACAACTTGCCAATAAATCCAAGCATTATAGGTGCTACATTTGTTAGAAATGCTATCATATGGCTATTCTAAATGCCTCTATTATTCCAATCTGAGTAATGATGTAGAAACCAATCGCACCATACACACTCCATTTAATCTGTAGCATACTATTATTAATCTTCTGAATACATCTATTAGTTTCATCAACACGACTAAACAACTTAGTTATTTGTGAATCGTGTCTGTCTAATGTCGTTTCCATTCTAGCAACTCTCTCTTCCATAATGTCCTTTACTTATTTGAGCCGATTGCACTACCTGTTAAGATTGCACCGAAGGCTAAGTGAAATAACCCACCGCCCATAAGGGTAAAGGGATTGTGTTGTCCTGTAAGTTTCTTCATCAATTCCATCTGTACTAATGTATCCTCTGTTGAATTTATTATGTCCATAAACTGCGAGATGTCTGGTCTATTAAGACCGTACCATATTGGTACAAATAGAAAATCGTAAAAGCAAATCAGTAGGTAGATTATTAATGCAGTCCATCGCCACCTAGAAGTAGACCTTTCTATCTCTGTCATACACAGGGAGGAGTACACATTAAAGCATCAACACCTATAGCCATCGCTGCTATGAAAACAATTATACCTAAAGCTATTAATATTATTGTTAGTTTACTCATCCTAGTTTCTTATCCGTAGATTTCTTTTTCTTAGTCTTGCTTTGATTAATCTGTTTCTTAATATTTTCTAGTTGTTTCTTAATCGCTTTATTCTGGTTTACTAATGTATTATTAGACTTCTTCAGTTTCTCTGATATGTTTGTAAGTTTATCAACTTGTACTGCTGTAATTGCAAGTGCCTTCATAACTTGTTGGAGGTTCATTTCCATACGCACTTGGTTTTCTATAACTGCTTTCTGATTGGACTGTTGGTATTCCTCATACATCGTAGTTACTCGGTGGTCAATTCCACTGACATACCAAAGCATTGCTCCAGCTTGAATTGCTATTGCCATTACTATTGCTAGAGGTACTTTCATTCCATTCATACTAACTCCTAATAATTATAAGAGGATGAAGGCTGATTACTTCTTAGAGCATCAAATAGATTTTCGTGTTGCTCCATAATCTCTTCATCTACTTTCAGCATCTCATCCATCTGTTCACGAAGTTTATCTGTCGCTCTTTCTAACTTAGAAACCTTATCATCAATAACTGCTTGTGTCGTTGATAGAGAGAATGTTTGTGTCATAGTCCAACCACCTAAAGCTATAAGCAGTCCGAGAAGTAACATTACAATCTGGTCTTTCAATTTCTAAACCATCTAAAATTCTGTTGTACTTTAATTGTGGGATTATCAATCTTATCAAACTTCGAGTTTGCACTTATAGATGTAGTGCTAGGAAAGACTGCACATCCAACCATTATTAATGCTGTTGCTATTAGTATTAGTTTAATTATCATTGCTAGTCCTTCTATAAAATTACGTGGCTATCACTTTTTTCATCACCAACTAACCCTGTTGGCATAATGTTGAATGACATAGAATATCTTGGTTGTTTAGATTTATTTACTTTAACCTTGTGATACAGCTCACCGGGAAATAATAATAAAAGTCCTTCCTTTGGAGTAAAAATCCATTCCCTACAATTCAACATATTATATTCATTAGGAACTAAATTAAACCTTCTATCAGTTAAATCTTGGAATACAATATCACCACAATTTGGGGGAGTTTGTAAATACAAAATACCACTCAAAAAACAATTCAAATGGCTATGAAGTTGAGCTCCTTCACCATCATCTATTTTAATAAACCAAGATGTAGTAATCTTAAACTTGTTTGTATACCCCATTACATCGTGCATATAAGTATGCAATTCGTTTAAGATAATATCTTTTAAAAACTTAAACTTATCTTCATCCAAAACCTGTAAAGCCTTTGGACCTGTGGTATCCATTCTTTCACCACCATTCACTTTTGGCTCAAAAGGCAATCTAGGAGTATCTATCATAGATACAATTTTATTTGTATCAATATCCAATTCATTATAGTATACTGCTTTCCCAAATAATGGGTATGTAGCTGCACTCATATTATGTTGGCGGTGTTGTTTCTACCCAACTAGTTGTATCTTCATCCCATTTATATATTTTGCCATCGTCAGGCATAGATGTAGGTGGATTCCACATACAAGTAGTTTCATTAAATACCCAACTTGGAAATTCGTGTGGTTCAATAAAAGCATCTCTTGAGGCATCATAAGTATCCCCTATTCCTGCATAATTCTTTCTAAAAGGCGTACCACCTAATTTATGTACACCACCATAAGTATTGTAAGAAGTTTGTTTCCAAGTACCACCTAAGAAGTTATTACACCAGTTTTCACCATCAGCTTCATTCTCATCATCAACTACAATCACTCTAGTGACTATGTTGTTTTCATCTAATTCTGCAAAATGTGCCATATTAACTCCTATTGATATTTATAGCGAAGAATAACTACGCCTGAACCACCTGAACCACCATTACACTGTCCACTATTAGCTCCAGAATAGCCACCAGCTCCACCACCACTTCCATAGTTAGCTGTACCAGAACCACCAGTTGCATTTGCGTTTGAACCATTACCTCCACCGCCTGAACCACCAGTTCCAGCAGTTCCTCCGTGTCTACCTCCACCGCCTCCACCAGCACGTGTTACGGAAGAACCTGTTATTGAACTAGCTCTACCAGAGCCACCATTACCACCATTAGTGCCAGTAGTACCACCATAGTCTCCCTTAGAAGCAGCTCCACCGCCTCCACCACCGGGATAGCCACCCATATAATTTATACCACCGCCACCACCAGCATAGCCTTGGTTAGCTGTTCCACCACCTTTGTTATTATCAATACTAAAGCCACCAATTCCGTAGCCTCCACCACCTGAGCCACCAGATTGTCCACCTGAATCACCAGCACCAGTTGCATTACCACCACCGCCACCTGAATTAGATTGAAGGGAGTTCCAAGTCGAATTATTTCCTTGTCCTCTACTACCTGAACAACCTGAAGAACCACCAGCACCTATTACAACTGCAAGAGTTCCAGTCGAACCTAATGTCACAGCAGTTTCAGATGAACCACCGCCACCTGAAGTTTCACTATTGTATGAATTACGATAGCCACCAGCACCTCCAGCACCACCGCCAACTCCACCATTACCCCAACCACCACCGCCACCACCAGCGATTATTAAGTAGTCAATATCTGTACCAAGATTTGAAACAACAAAGTTACCACTAGACGTAAAGGTGTGAATCTTGTAATCACCTGAAGTAGTTACAGTACCACCTGTAGCTGCAGTAACAGCAGCAGTTCCTTGAAAATCTGCGTGTATTTGAATCTCACCACTAGCTGGTGCATTACCTTTACTATAGTATTCACTTAAAGCGTGAGGTGCGTCACCACCAAATTCAGTAGCAATATCTTGCATACTAACTTGTCCTGTACCTATAGCCATTATTTCTTCTCCAGTTTCTCTACTTTAGCAGTAAGCTCCTTGATTGCTTCAACGAGTATTGCTGTCATAGAATCATAATGTAATGTCTTGTATGATTTATCATCACCAGTATGAAGTGGTAATTTCCTTTCACTAACTGCTGAAGGCATAACCTTTTCAACATCCTGTGCGAGTAAACCTGCTGATGCTTTATTACCTTTCAAGTAATTGAATGTAACACCTTTAAGTTGTTTGATTTTATCCAAAGCAAATTCAACTGGATTGATATTATATTTTAGTGTTGCATCTGAGATAGTAGTTGAGTAAGCAATTACATCGCCATCAACGTGTAAATCACCATCAGCCTCAAGTCGCATTTCTTCGTTACCATTTACAGTAAAGCTAGTGTGTGAATTATCAGTCCAACTAATTTTATCACCAACATCTAAACCAATATTGCCTGTTGCATATAAATTACCTGTTACTGCTACACCACCAGCAGTTGTTTCAAATTTCTTAGAACTGTCGTGGTAAAGGTCTACTGCTCCATCAGCACTTCCTTGTACCATAGTTTCGCCAGTATATTTTCCTAAAATTATACTATTAGAACGAATATATAAATTACCTGTTCCTGCATCATCTACATATGAATGTGAACCATCGTGGTATAGTTGTAAATCATCACTATCACCAAGTAAAACTTTAGAACTGTCACCTAAATGCACACCACCAGTAACAGTCTGTAATTTAAGAGCATTGTCATAGTAGAGTTTTACTGCTCCATCATCTTGACAAACAATACTATTTTCGCCTTGTTTAGCTTGAATTGAAACATCACCACCAGTATCACTTATAATTAAATCACCAGTTGTGTTGGTAATATATCCGTGACTACCACTATGGTATAATTCTAAATCACTATCAGTACCATAAATATCTTTAATACTATCATTATGTATAGTGCTACCTGTCATCGTACCACCAGCTTTCGGTAACGCTGCGTTAGCTGTAGTTGTTGTAGAGGTTAAGACTGCATCTCTAGTAGCAATATCTACACCATCGAATGTACTATTAGTTGTTATAGCACCAGTCATAGCACCACCTGCTTTTGGTAGAGCAGCTCCAGCAGTTGTGGTTGTACTTGTTAGTATTGCATCTCTAGTAGCAATATCCACTCCGTCAAAAGTAGAGTTCGTGGTAATTGCACCTGTCATCGCACCGCCAGCTAGAGGCAGTTTTGCATCTAATTGTGTTTGTACTGCACTCGTTACTCCGTCTACATAGTTAAGTTCAGTGTGTGTTGGGGTTACAGCACCTGTTACATTAGGTAGTGTAACCTTCAACACATTCTTTATACCTCTTATATGGTCATCACCTTCAGAGACATTATCGCCTGCAGCTGGATTTGACGAGTTGAGGTCATCAATGTACTTAGTGCCTGTTAAGTCTTCTAAAGCCATATATTACTCCTTTATGCTGAAGCAGCTGTTACTGTTACAGTTACCTGTAGAGTGTCACCAGAGATGACTGCACGTGCAGAACTGAAGTCAACTACACCGTAAAGTGTACCACCAGTTCCTGTTGCTGCTGTATTTAAAAATGCACCAGCTACTGTCGCTGTTGCGTTAATTGTAAAGTCCACGCTTGTTCCATTAGTCATACTACCACTTGAAGCTGCACCTTCTGTCCAAGCTGGTCGATTACCAGAATAGCCAGTAAGTTCTGCCCAGCTTGAGTGTGATGCCATAGTATCTGCAGCTACTGGTGTACCAGCAGCTTTTAGACCTATGTACCAAGTTGTGACTTGTGTACTTGCGTGAAATTGTGTATCAAGAATATGGTTCAATCCTACTGTCGCAATTAGGTTCTTTTCATTTTCTTCCCATTTGACGTTACCGTCTTTATCAAGGCAAGTAACTTTCCAGAAGTTAGCAAGCCCTAAGTTTACATTATCCAATGTATTCATTATTATCTCCTTTAGAGTTGTTGTTGTTATTCATCTGGGTCACTTACCTTAGTCCAAGTAGAACCAGTATCTTCTGTGACATCATTCCACAAGAAGTTGTTGATTGAAGTAGTGTTGGATGCCATAGCAAGACCAATGCTCTCTTCAAAATTTATATTAAATTTCATATTCTGTTCATTAGCCACTGTTATGGATTCTACATAAATAGCATTTGCAGCTCCAGTTTGTGTATTGCTAGTAGCAAGTGTTACTTCCACTGGTATCAACATATCTTCGGCTAAAGCAAAAGTTTCATTTGCAGCTAAAGTGGCTGATACTGGTATCACCATATCTTCGGCTAAAGCAAAAGTTTCATTTGCAGCTATTGTAATAGACTGTGGCATTAAAGCCAAACCAGTATTACTAGAATTTGCAGTAAGAGTATAAGTGGCTGATACTGGAATAGCTATAGTTGCACCTGCTGATACTCCAGCAGACATAGCCAATAATGCAGAAGGCATCATTGTTAAATCTTCTGCGTTTAGCTTACTAAGCATAACTTGAGTTATGTTAGCAGCAACCGATAAAGCTACTGGTGGTGCATATCCCCAAGAACTTGTTGTATTTGACCAAGTAGCTGTATCTAAATCCCAAGTAGTTGTTCCAGCTAAAGGGAAGTTAACAGTAGTGCCAAATGTTATAGAGTCTACATATAATTTATTACCAACACTTGTTAATCCTTCTGTAGTAGCAAGTGCTATGGACTCTACAAATACTTGTTGACTTGAAGGAGTAAATCCTCCAGCAAGACCCATAACTGCCTCTGCTACTTTTAGAAATCCACCAGTACCAGTCATAGCAGATTCAGCAGCTAATGTTGCTGTGCTTGGATAATTTGCTAATCCAGAATCTACTTGTGTTACATTAGAAGCCAGTGCTACAGAATCTGCATAAGTTACATTAGCCCATACATTTCCAGTATTGGTCCAAGTAAAAGCATCAGCAGACCAAGTGCTTTGAGCCACTAGCCTTCAACTCCAGAGTATATATTCCTTACTCTCATCGCTGAACCGGAATGTCTATCTCTATCATCTGCATCTTGTATTTTCTTAATAGAACTACTATAAGCGTTTAACCATAAAGCAATCCTTTCATCATTCTTAATGAAAGGCTCTGCCTCTAATAATGCACCATATAATAATACATCTGGTGCGTTTGTCGTAAGCCAGTTGTTTGTTACAGTACCTGAAGTACCATCACCTAATGGTGTAAATTTCTCATAGAAAGCCATCTCAACTGTATAGTTAGAATCTGGTATAGGTGCTAGTTGTATCTCGTCACCTATTAATGTATAAGCTCTAGGCTTACCTGTTGTACTACTGCCATATAATCTATCCAGCATCTCTGGTGTTATATATTCAAGTGGTGCAGTAGGGTTTGTATTTAGTTGTATGTTACGCATCTGGATGTAACCACCGGGCAAATTAAAATACTGCTGACCTGATGTGGTTTCCATTATACTTCTTACTTCCATAGGGCGTATGCGTAAATCCCTATTAAGCCTAGCTTCTGCTAGAGTTATGAAGTCTGGTATCCTAGATGTTAAGTCTGACCTGTCCAGCCAGTCCGCTACTGCATCTTTTAATTCTGTAAATGTACCTAGTGCCATTATACTTTTCCTTTAGTAGTTCTCCAAGGAGCGTTGTCTGGGTGGTTTAACCACTCTCTCATCCTTTCTTGGTTTCCCCAAACCTTATCTCTCATCATCTTCTCTACTACAATCATAGGTATACTAGCTACCTTGTGTGAAAAAGCTGAGTCACCTTTATACTTAGTATGGGCTGTATGAAACTTATCGTTATTGTTTAGGTCAGATACCTTCTTTAGTGCTCTGTCATCTTGTGCACTAACCAGTGTAAGACTGCCATCTAAGTTTGATATTAAATCTGATTTTACTGCCATAATATTAAACCACCCCAGTTGCCTAGGGTGGGTTAGTTGGTTAGTTGTTAACCAGTAGTGTACCTGATCTTACCGTTAGCAGCTTCATTGCCACAACGTAGACCGTACTCAACTAGAAGCATCTTCTTCTCACCGTCACCAGCTCTTGCAATATCCACAGTTTGGAAATCACGCAAGTAGTCAACTGACCACATATCGTGGTCTAAGAAGTAGACAACATCTTGGTCACAAAAACGGTCTAGCATAATGTTGAATGTACCAAAGTCTGATACATATACATCAACCGCATTTTGGATTGTTGTGTTACCGTCTGCTACTGAGCGAATTGCATCAGCACGACCTGACATTGCTGTTACTAACTTCTTGTTAGTCGCACCAAGTAGGATAGTTGATGGTTCGCCACCAGCAGTCCAAGTAGACTCAGCTACTGCAAGTATATCAGCCTCAACAACCGCAGCGTGTGTGCCAGAAGTACCAGCATCAGTTACGTTTGTTGTGATGAAATTTGCAGCACCTCTAGTCTCACGTGCTGTAGATGCGTTACCCGCAGCAGCAGCGTTGTCAGCTAGTAGTGAGCCTTCCATATCACGTTTTAGTTCTTTAGAAGCCTTCGCTAGCTGATGAGCTAGTTCAGATTTCTTACCAGCGTTGTTTACTGCTTCGTGTGAACCAGAAACCTCAACAACTTTCTTAGAAATTTGTGTTTGGTTAGTGACTCTAGCAGTTACGGTAGTTGCTGCAGTTCCTGCATCAGCTCCCTCAACGTGATAGTTATTTATTACAGCTGCAGCGAGTGCATCTGTTTGCCACTCAAATAGAGTGTTAGATACTGAACCCTTGCCAGCAATACTGGACATAAAAGGTGTATCTGTGGGTGAAATATCGTATATTACATCAGACAAATCCTCTCGAATTGCTACTGCATCATACGTTTTAAAGGCTGTTGCCATTATTATTCTCCGTTAAAGCATATCATAAAATAAGGAGGCGGCATCATCTTGCTTGCCAGTCTTCCTCAACCGAGCACGCTTTTTCTTTTGGTTTTCAGCAGCTGTATCTTCCTTCGATGTTCCTCTTCCAGCTTTTTGTACGTTGGGAACTTTCTTGACTGCTTTCCTCTTCGGAGATACTTTCTTGGTTAGCTTATCAAATTCCATAGCTTTCTTAATTACTAAGACACTACGGTGGTCTGCTAACTGATTTATCTCTTCTGGTCTAAAGCCTACTGAAGTAGCATACTCTTGTATGTCCTTCTTAATAGTAGAGTCTTTGTCGTTCCACTCAGGTAAAGCAGCTACGAGTCTAGCATATTCTTGTTGAACAAACTGTCCTCTTGCTTGATTAGACGCAGCCTGTTGCTCTTGTTGTATTAGAACTTGTTGCTGTGCTGCATTGTTTACTCTTTCCTGAGCATCTCTGTACTCATCCTTCTTTAGCATATATTGATATGGGTCTTCCTCTTTCATAGTTTCCCAATCAACTTTATCAAAGTCTTGTAACTTGGCTGTCTGTTGCTCTTGCAACATCTGTAAACCATTTGCGTACATTTGCCTCTCTTGCTCTAGTCGCTGACGCTCAGATTGAATTGCTTCAGTGCCTTTACGTTGCTCTGCTAGTGCTTGAGACTTACGAGTATAGTCAGCCTGTCTCTGGTATCCACTCTTGAGTTCATCTATACCAACCTCATATTCCTCTCCGTCTACTTTAATAGTATACTTCAAGTCCTCTTCGGCTACTACTTCAAACTCTTCTTCCTCAGATTCCTCTGATTCTGCGGATACTTCCTCTTCTACCTCTTCTTCAACTTGCCCTTCCGGGGTTTCTTCTTCGGTATTTTCGGCTTCCTTTGTTTCCTCTACTACTTCCTCGTCTGACGTAGCTTTGGTTTCCTCGCTTGCGGTTTGCTCTTGTGAGTCCCACATACTTAGGATTTTATTTTGTGCATCAGCAGTTGTACCTGCTACTGCTCTATTATCATTTACAACTTCTTGGGTGTTCTCTTCAGAATCCATAAGTTACTCCTCTCGCTTAGTTAATAAATTCTTCTTGCTCCTTCTCAGCAAGTTTGCCAGTTTCAAGCACAGACTGTATATGTTGTTCTACTAGGTCCAGTGCTTTAATTGTTATATATAATCTATCTCTTTCCATTTCTTCAGCAACTCTAGTATTCAAGAGGTGCTTAATTAATTCTTCTCTTATTGTTATAAATGCCTCTTTGAATAGAGGATTGTCCAACAATCGTTTTGCTTCATCTGCTCTACGCAGTTCCTCTCCCTTCTTCTTACCCATAGTTTATTCAGGTATCACCAATAGCCACTGGTCTTTCCTGCTCCCTTTCTAGTACAAGTTCCTGTTGCTTAAGTGCAAGTTCTGCTTTCTTAATTTCCAACTCTTGTGCCTTAATTTGCATCTCGACTTGAGCTTCTGCTTTCTTCAACTCTAAGTCTTGTTGTGCTATCTGAGCATCTAGTTGCATCTCTTGTTGTTTCAACGCAGACTCTTGCTGTATCTTCTGTAGTTTGATTTTCAGTTCTTCAGCCTTTAGTTGTGCTTCCATTTGCTTGGCTTGGTCTTCTGGAGAAGGACCTTGCTGCTGTGGTTCTGCATCACCGGGGTCAGTAATGAAATCATCTACATTCTTCATACCCATAGCTCTTATCTGCTCTGCTACTAAGTTATATACATTCTTAGGCTTGAGCAACATACCTGCTGCTGGGTGTTGTGCAATCATCTGTATCGTCTGTGCCAGTCTTCCTAGGTGCATAAGGTTCATATCTTTATTACCAAATCCTAGTCCGACCTGTGCAGTACAATCCAAAGACTCTCTCCACTCTGATGGATACATTGTTATCCATTTGTTATTAAGTCTTACAATTTTCTCTGGCTTTTCATATTTCTGTACCAGTTGGTATACAGATTTTGCCAGATGTTTCATACCAGTTTCTGCAAATATTCTTGCAATCAGTTCAATCTTCTGCTGTGCTGCGGTCATAACCTGACCAATACCTGTAGCAGTTTGATGAGATTTCAAAGCACCTTCAGATAAACCCATACCATTCTTATTAACACCGGTACGTTCTTCTCTAATACTGTCCAAGTAACCGAGCATACTAAAAGAGTTTTGGTCCAGTTGAGGTGTTGCTAAAGGATTAACAGCACCCGGAGTTCTTACTCTTACAATACCACCCGGTCTTGAAGTCATTAGGTCATCTAAATTAGCTTGTCCTTCGACTACTTCATAACGCCCATTATTTGTTAGATACATATTATCCAATAAGTTACGCATTAAGGTAGTCTTAATTAGTTGAAGGTCAGAGATTAAGTCATAAATACTCAGACCGTAGAACTTATGAGGCATTGGGATAGGTGTAAGGGAGGAGAAGGGAACACTATCCACAGCCTCATTGTCAAACAATACGTCTCCAACCTTCGTTACTTTTCTTAATTCTGCAATACCATCATTGTCAAAATCCACTTTGACATAGCACTCTGTTATCCAGATACCATCATCAACATCACCTTCTGGAGATGAACTTTGTTCGTGGCTAAACCTTGCAAGTCTTTCCGATTTGTAATCAGCTTCATCATTATTAAAGGCTTTATCTATTTTTGATTTAGGGTAGCCTTGCTCTAATAATTCAGACTTGGTTCTTTTGACTCTATGACCGACAAAGCGAGCATCCTCGATTGTCTTAGCATATTTATTAATTAAAAATTCTTCTGGCGGTACAGGTTCTATCCTTACCTGACCATCATCATATGTTCTTGAAACTACAACATCGTGTGTTATTTGCTGTGGCTGTAGAGAAATAACATCCTCATCTACATCACCACCGTTTTCTGTATGTTCTTTTACTTCTACATTATCATCCATTAAGAGGGCGGTGAACTCTTCTTCCGTTAAGTTCTTGTACTCTTCTCTTAATGTCTCACTGCTATCATCCCAATAATGCTTTACTATACCATTCTTTTGTAGCAGAGCATCCTTGAACCACTGGTATATAATGGAAAATCCGGGGTTCTGACGCATAATGACGTGATTAACATAGTCCGTAGACTGCTTCGCCATATCAACATCTTCTGGTCCTACAGGCTCAAACTTAACAACCTTATCGCCACCAGTAAATATCTTCATAAGGCTAGGCATAATCCATTCAATTACATCAGCCACATCCCTTGTAACAATCTGGCTACGCCCTTCCTGCTCATTACCATACTTCTTACCATAGTATCGGTCTAGTGCATCTGTACGTTGTGTTGTGAGTTTGCCATCTAAGTAGCCTAGAGAGGATGTAATCTCGCTCTCTAGGTGAGCAGCCAGCTCACGCTCTGTCATTTTCTTGGACTTCGCCATAAATTATTTACCTTTATTAATAGGGTACTTCGTTTCTTTAGTGGGCGGTGGACTCTTACTTACAATCTTCATTATCTCTTTGATGTCTTTAATGTCCTCTGCCATTTCTAATATTTTATTTTCAAACCATTTCGGATTCATATCTTCTCCTATATAATCCAACTTAAATCAGTCTTGGGTAGTTCCTTTCCCCAGACACTATCGTTGCCAGTAAATACTACATCTGTTACAGCTAAGTACCTAAAAGCATCGCTGGCGTGAGAGGTCCAATCGTGGACTGGTCTCTGACTCCAGATTTTTTTCTTGTCATCATAACTGCTTCTATACTGAAGTAAGGCTTCTAATCCCTTCTTAGTCTTTCCTTCATCAAACCAGCATTTATTCAAATAAGTTCTGGTAGTTTCTATACCATCCATTACTTTTAACTTAGGTGCTACTTGAAAATCAATACCTAAATCAAACGCTAGGTCTCTCCTTGATTTACCAGTAGAAAATTCTCTAACTACTATATCGTGTGGTGCTATATGTGCACCATAGTTGTAACCTTTCTTATTTAGTACATCTATATAGAAAGGCAATCCTTCGTTTGAACTCTCAAAATAATCTATAAGGTGTACTGCTTTCCCTACAAATTGTGCAAACCAAATCGAGGTTGCGTCAGATACGCCTAAGTCCCAACTTGTTATTACCTGTTTAGAAGGGTCATAAGGTACTTTCCCCACACGGTCTTCTTCATAGCAAGTTTCAACCTCTTTTGCATAATACGCACCTCTAAGAGCAGC